TGTCCAAAACAGTAATGACCCACTTGTTCAGCAAAATCCCTTCGGGACGTATTCAGCGTTCCCAGTTCAAACAACCTTTCGGGCACAAAACCACTTTTAATTCCGGCTACCTTGTGCCTGTGTATTGTAAGGAAGTTCTGCCTGGTGATACTGTGGCTTTGAAGGCTTCCTTTCTCGCACGTCTTTCGACTTTGCTTTATCCGTTGATGGATAACATGTTCCTCGATTGGTTCTTCTTCTTCGTGCCAAATCGTATTCTCTGGGACCATTGGGTGAATCTGTGCGGTGAAAAAATCACGCATGATGATACTACCGAATATGTCGTTCCATGGCTGGACATGTCCGGCGACCCTCCTTTGGAAGTCGAATCTGGACAACTCGGAGATTATTTCGGACTTCCAACAAATCGCGCTTTCGATGACGGCGTTGTTGATATAAAAATCAACGCCCTTCCCTTCTTGGCTTATAACCGTATTTGGAACGACTGGTTCCGCGTTCCATATCTTCAAGACCCTGTATACCAGGATACCGGTGACGGTCCTCATGACTACACCGAATTCACCCTTTTACGTCGTGCAAAACGTCACGACTATTTCACATCCGCATTTCCCGAACCTCAATACGGTGATGCGGTATCTTTACCAATTGGTTCTAGTGCGCCTGTAATAGGTGATGGGCGCGCGCTCGGTTTGGAATGGAGCTTGGGCGGTACACAAAGGTCATTAACGCGTTATCAGTCCGCTGATAATAATGTTTATTTGGCGATGTCGGATTTGACGACAGCTCTGAATAAAGGTGATGCTGCTACTCCTGAAACAAGTTCTACGTCATCCTTGGCGGGTGGTGTAACAAGTGACCCCGATAGGTCTGGCCTGGTTGCCGATTTGACTTCAGCTGTCGCAGCAACCATCAACGATATGCGTTATGCTATCGTGCTTCAACAAATTCTCGAATCTGATATGCGCGGCGGAACGCGCTATACGGAAATCCTACAGCAAGTGTGGGGCGTGACTCCGGAAGATGCACGCCTTCAACGCCCCGAATATCTCGGTGGCGGTTCAACTCCAATAAATGTCACGCAAGTGGCTCAAACTTCTGCTTCCCCGGCCACCCCGACGCGAAATGATGTGCAAGGCGGCCTATCGTCTTTCGCTGTTCAGGGTGCGTCCGGTCGGGCTTTCAAATCCTTCTCCGAGCATGGTCACATCATGTGCTTGGTCAATGTCCGTGCGGACATATCGTACCAGCAGGGCCTCGATAGAATGTGGACTCGGTCCACCAGGTACGATTTCTGGCGTCCTGAGTTCTCCTATCTTGGAGAGCAGGATATCAAAGTTCAAGAAATCCAGTATGAGCCGGCAGGCGAACCCGGTGCAATTTGGGGTTACCAGGAACGGGGCGCCGAATATCGGTATTCGCGATCATACGTCTCTGGACTTATGAGATCGGAAGCGTCCGGAACGCTTCATGCTTGGCATCTTGCCCTTAATTTCGGAACAACCGAACCGACCCTGAGTGATGCTTTCATTCAGGATGATCCACCTCTGGACCGTGTCCAGGCTGTGTCAAGTCAACCCGAAATTCTTCTCGATGTTTACATCGATGCCGATTGGACCCGTTGCATGCCCATGTATTCTGTTCCTGGGCTGGATAGGTTATAATGGCCGATATTCCTACGTCTGCTAAATCATTTGCTTCGGATGCGGCGCCCTTTTTAGGGCCTGTTATGACTGGATTTGAAAGTGTTGTTACCAATGCTGTTAATATTGGTGAGGCGCGAAAAGATAGGCGATGGAAAAATATGATGTCAAACACGGCTCATCAGCGTGAGGTAAAGGACCTCTTAGCTGCTGGCCTTAATCCTATTCTGTCTGTAAATCATGGTGCCGCTGTTCCTCCTGGCTCTGCCGCTCAAGTACAACCCTCCGGTGCTGGCCGTGATTTAACGGCCGCAATGACTGCGAAAAAAACGTTGCAATTGATAGATGCGCAAATAAACGATGTGAATGCATCCGCCAATTTGAAAGCTGTTCAAGCTGGAGATATTGGAGCAACACAAGGGGGTCGAATTGGTGAGCTTAACTCTCGTATCGATAATATTCTTGCTGATTCTCAGGTTAAACAAGAGACTCAAAACCAAATCAAAAAACAAATAGAGGAAATGGACGCAAGAATCAAATTGCTGAATGCTCAGGCTGAAACCGAAGGTGTCCGTAACCAAAAAGAAAAGGCTCTTAAAACATTCTATGAATGGGCTAAATCCATTTCGAAGTCTATTGATACGCCTGCAAGGAATGCCTTAAATGAGGCTATCGAATTTTGGAAAAATCCAATTCAAAACACGAAACCTTCTATCAAAAAAATCTTTCAAAAACCGCCTGCATCGGGAAAGCAATATCATAATCAGACATATAAATTCAATCGACCTTAGGAGGTGATTAAAAATGGCATACAGAAAAAACGTTTCGTTCAAAAAATCAAAAGGCCGGTTCCGTGCCGGTAAAAAAACACATGCGAAGAATTCTTTCAGGTCCGGACTTCGGGGCGGTATTAGGCTTTAATGCCGTGTACCGACCCTATCCGGGTCCGTGTAGGTACCCGCGAAACACCACTTGGACAGGTAGTCCAGTGTGGAAACTGCGAATCTTGTCTCGAATCACGCACCAAAGAATGGGCTTTAAGGTGCGAATTGGAAGGACGGTCTCATGAGCGCAAAATATTTGTCACCTTTACTTACCGGGATTCCTGCTTGCCTTTCGGTCATCTTAGTCCTACGTTGGCTCCTTACGATTTAAAAAATTTCTGGAAACGTCTTAGAAAGCATTACAGTGGAATTCCCATCAAGTATTTCGCTTGTGGCGAATACGGCGACCGCACTTATCGCCCTCATTATCACGCCATTATATTTAACCTTGATTTCGCGGACAAAAAAATTTCCAAATATAGCCCTAACGGCCCATATTACACTTCTCCTACTCTTGATAGCATATGGGGTCATGGTAATTGCATTATTGCTGATGCTACTACAGAAAGTAGCGCATATGTGGCTCGCTACATTATAGGCAAAAAAACACGCGCTAAAGAATCTCTCTATGAATATCTCGGTATAGAACCCGAGTTCATGCGCTGTTCTAAAGGTATTGGTAAAAACTGGTATCTAAATAACATATACAATGTTCACCCTCATTCAAATATCATTACAAAGGGTAACATAAAAAATAAAGTACCTCGGTACTTCTTAAAATTACTTCAAAAAATAGACGAGGATGAATTATTAGGTCATAAACTTAATATCAAAATACTATCTCAAAAATTTAACTCTACTTACTCTCAACTTCAAAATATCAAAATAATAAAACACTCTCAATTAACACGTTTAAAACGTACTCTCTAATCTCGTCTTAAAATAAGCGTACGCAAAGCGGACGCAATAGACGACACGTAAGTGTCGGCTTTACAAATCCAGTTGAAAATAACCCTTGACAAATGGGTACCAATACCATATATTAAAAATACCGGGCAATGTTGCCCGGTCTAACAATGAGGCTCTATGAAACTCTATACAATCCGCGACAAAAAGGCGCAAGTCTATCTCCGACCCTTCGTGTCGGAAAATGACGTGACCGCGATGCGGTCTTTCGTTAGACTTTTGGCCGAAAAGGACAATCCCCTCGCTCAATGGCCCGATGAGTTCGCTATTTGCGTCATCGGAGAATGGCGCGAAAAACTTGGCGTCATCGAAGCCGAAGGCGATGGTTATCCGGTCGAAATCATGACCGGAAGAACTGCCATTGACATGCTGGGTCTCGAGGCGAAAAGCTTCGAGTTATCTGAAAAAAAGAAAGGCCAAGAAAATGGGTAAATCAACACATCGGCCAACAGGCCCCAGCAAAACCCGACGTGATGTCGGTATTGAAACCGACATGAATAAAATCGTCGGTAAAGGTCTCAATCCCGGCTCCGGAAGGCTTTCTTCCGGAATGCAAGGTTCTCGTGTCCTGCAATACGGTATATTGCTATCCGAATCCTATCACGAGATGCTCAATCACGTCATCGATACACAGCACGCTTTCCGTGCGTTACCGGCGCGTATTCGCGCACGGTTTCATAACAACCCGGAGCAAATGCTCCGATTCCTCGATGACCCAAAAAACAAAACCGAGGCTATAAAGCTCGGTATCATCAACGATGACCCGGAAAATCCGGTCCTTTCCAAAACTCCGGAGCAATTGGATATCGAACGATTTTCCAAATTCGTCGACTCCATGACTCCGGAACAGCTCAAGGCCGCCTTGGCGGCCAAAACAAAAACCTCGGCCGAGGTGGAGAAGGCGTAACTATAATTCGCCTGCAAAAACTCTGCCAAAGGCCCCCCGGAAACGGGGGGCCTTTTTTCTTCAAATTTGGGGGTCGGGCATTATCCTTCCTTGATATAATAATGCCCAATGACACCACCAGGTGTCTAAATAAGATTTAACCACAATTTAACCACAATATATGGGAAATCTGTCTATATTATGAACGTGGTACTTCTCTCTCGCGTGGTAGTTTAAAGAGTGGTCGGCAGGAGACCACCGCCACAACTTTAAGAAAGGAAAAAAATGTC